AACAAGGGTGGACTTGCAAAGAAAAGAAAAAGAACCACAAAGAAGAAGTAACCAATATAGCTACTCTAATATATAGACCCTATAGGAGGAAATAATGCCAGAATTAGCAGAAGTAGAAAAACCAAAAACCGCAGGATATGTAAATCCTAGACCAAAAAATAAAAATAAGGAAAGGATAGAACAAGCTGAAAAAGAATTGGAACAACTGTCTTCTCAAGCACAAGGAGATGGGGTTTCAGAAACAACTGAAAAGGTCACGAGTTCAGAAGTTCCTGAAACTGACAGCAAAGATGAGAGCCTTAGTAAGGAAGAACAGACATTTAAAAAGCGATATGGAGATCTACGAAGACATTTAGCTGATAAAGAAAAGAATCTTTCTGAAGAGATTGATAAATTAAAAAAGCAATTAGATTTAGCAACTAAGAATGAATTAGTCTTACCTAAATCAGAAGATGAAATTGATGCATGGGCAAAGAAATACCCTGATGTTGCAGGCATAGTTGAGACTATTGCAAGTAAGAAAGCAAGGGAAGCATCACAAGATTTAGATAAAAGAGTCAAAGAAATAGAGGGAATGAGAGAATCAGCTAAAGTAGAAAAAGCAGAAGCTGAACTACTAGCACTTCATCCTGACTTTGCAGAGATTAGAGAAAAAGATGAGTTCCATGATTGGGCAGAAAATCAGCCTAAATGGATTCAGGATGCTCTATACGAAAATGCAACAGATGCTAAAGCAGCATCTAGAGTGATTGATTTGTATAAAGCAGATAAAGGAATATCAACAAAATCAAATGTTGATTTGTCAGCCGCTAAGGCTGTCTCACCAAAAAGAGGAAGATCGACACCTCAAGCCGATGCAACTGCATCCTACCTTAAAGAGTCGGTAGTAAATAAAATGTCTACACGAGAGTATGAAAAGAACCAAGATAAAATCATGGAAGCAATTCGTACAGGACAATTTGTGTATGACATATCAGGTGGTGCAAGATAACCACTATTTAATAGTAATACAAAAGAAGAACCACTCATACGATTAAGCCAATATACGTATTCACCTTAAAAGTATGACCTCTCTCTAAGTGTTAGCTATTCTTGAGCCAAATATTAAGGAGATGTGATATGGCTTTTCCAAAAGAAGCTGGTCATGGTAATTTACCTAATGGTAATTTTTCTGCGATCATTTACTCCAAACAAGTACAGCTTGCCTTTCGTAAGTCTACTGTAGTTGGAGATATCACTAATTCTGATTATTTCGGGGAAATTGCTAATCAAGGGGATACAGTAAAGATTATCAAGGAACCGGAAATTTCGGTTAGTGAATATAAGCGTGGTACGCAAGTATCCGCACAAGACCTAGACGATGAGGACTTCAGTCTCGTTATCGACAAAGCAAACTACTATGCTTTCAAGATGGATGACATTGAAGAAGCTCATAGTCATGTAAACTTTATGCAACTCGCAACTGACAGAGCTGCATATAGACTATCTGATAACTATGACCAAGAAGTATTGGCATATATGTCAGGCTACTCACAGCCATCCAAACATGCTGTTGGTAATGCTGTGAACTCAGTCGTTAATGGAACAAAGGCTGTTGCAACCGCTGATAATGATGAATTGTTAAGCTCTATGAAACTTAAAAAAGGTGATTTTAGTGCAATCAATTCAGGTAATGGTGGAGACAATTCTATTCCATTAGCAAATGTCTTGCCAGGTCAAGCAAGTGCAGTAACTACAACTGTTACACCTATGCAAGTCATTAACAGAATGTCAAGACTATTGAATCAACAGCAAGTTGATACTCAAGGTCGTTGGCTAGTCGTTGATCCAATTTTTATGGAGCTACTACAGGATGAAAATTCAAAGCTAATTAATGCTGATTATTCTGAAGCAGGTCTTAAAAATGGACTTACTATAAACAATCTTGCCGGATTTAGAGTACATGTTTCTAGCAACTTACCATCATTAGGTACAGGTGCAGGTACTTCAGGTACAGGAGCTAATAATACAAATTATGGTGTGATTGTTGCAGGACATGATTCTGCTGTTGCTACTGCTGAACAAATCAGCAAGACAGAAACTTATCGTGATCCTGACTCATTTGCAGACATTGTAAGAGGTATGCACCTCTATGGTCGTAAGATATTACGTCCTGAAGCAATTGTTACTGCTAAATACAATGTAGCGTAAGGGGGGAACTGAATATGGCTTTAGGTGATAATACACTTCAATCTGCTAGAGGTTCGGATTCCAATCCTGGTAGAAAACCTTACATGGTTCAAACTGTGCTAAATCTTGCTACAGCCTTATCTGATAAAGGGGGTGCATTAGCAGCAGCTGATGTTATTCCTGTTATCGCTGTGCCAAAAGGTACAATGGTAATTAATGCAGGTATAGAGGTTGATACAGCTAGTGACGGATCTACATTTACTGTAGATTTAGGCATGGTAGATCCTGACGTATTTGTAGATGGCTTTGATGGTACATCTGCAGCAGGTGTTGTTGCTCAAAATCCTGCGGCATTTCAGCCTGTAATGGCTGTTGCTAACGACAACATTGACTTAACTATTGCAACACTTTCAGGTGGTGCAGTAACTACAGGCAAGTTTCGTATTTGGGCATGGATGATGGACTGTACTGATTCAGGCTCATCAAAAGCAGCTAATGAAGTCGCTAGAGACTACTTAGCATAATTCATTTGAGAGGGGGCGAGGAAACTTGCCCTCTTTCTCTATATAATTAATGGGAGAAAAAAATGGGAACAATTACGACGGCTTTATGTAGTACATTTAAGCAAGAATTGTTAAATGGCACTCACAATTTTGGGTCACATACATTTAAGTTAGCATTAATCAAAGAGAGTCCTACTGATAGTTATGGTGCTGCTACTACAAGTTACGACAATGGATCAGCTTCATTAACAGGTGGTAATAACGATGAACATGCAAATGGTAATGGTTATACTACAGGAGGAGTTACTCTAGGTAGTGTTGCTGTATCTTTATCAGGAACGACAGCTTTTGTTGACTTTGCAGATCCACAATTTACAAGTGCTACATTAGATGCAGATGGATGTATCATTTATAATGACACAGCAACAAATAATCCTGCTGTTTGTGTTATTAATTTTGGTTCAACACAATCTTCTGATAATGGTACATTTACAATTACAATGCCTACAGCCGATGCGAGTAATGCGATCATAAGGATAGCATAGCATGGCTTTAGTTGTAAAAGATCGAATAAAAGAAACATCTAGCACTACCGGGACAGGCACACTAACTCTTGGTGGTGCTGTAGATGGATTTCGTACTTTTGCAGATGTAGGTAATGGTAATACAACTTACTACTGTATTGAAGATGGTAATAACTTTGAAGTGGGTATAGGTACATATACTGCTAGTGGTACAACTTTATCTAGAGATACAGTATTACAAACTTCTGCAGGTAATACAACAAAGATAAATTGTTCAGGTAGTCAAAAGGTATTTGTAACACAACCTGCAGATAAAGCTGTGTTTGAAGATGCAAGTAATAATGTTACTTTTACTAGTGAAATAACTGCAACTAATGTAAAATCTGGTAATTTTAATTTTACAGGAACTGGTGGAGGTATAGGATTTGGTAGTCCTACAGCAGGAGATGACTATTTGTATCTTCAAGATGTAGGCACTAGTAGTAATGCTCTTTCATTTGTTCAAGATAATTCAACTAAATTTGTTATTCAAGGTACTAGTGGGAATGTCGGGATAGGTACAACTAATCCTATTGCTGATTTATCAATCGTTGATGCTAGTACAGGTTCTGGTATTGAAATACAACCTGAAGTTACTACAGATACTAACAGAATAACAAATTATGATAGAGTAGAAAGTGCTTACAAAAAGTTTCGTTTAGATGCAAGTGAACACAATTTTTACATTAGTGGCAATCCTACAGTAGTAATAGATAGTTCAAAAAATGTAGGTATTGGTGGAGATCCTGTTCCCTCTGCAACTAATTATAATACTGCAACACTTCATGTAAAACAAGCAGGATCATCTAATGTAGGCTCACAAATAAAGTTTACTACAGGTGCTTCTGGTCATACTGCAGGTGATGGTGGATTTATTTCTTATTGGCATGACAATAATTTCTATCTTAATAATCAAGAGGGTGGTCAATTTAG